AGATTTTCCGTACCGCAGGCGAGCTCCGCATCTTCCAAATGGAAGAAGCGAACAAAAAGCTTATTGACGGGGAAGAAGGTGCATCAGCTGCTGCCCTGGATTCTCTTAACACCTATCTCTCCACCCGCGAGCGCGGTGAGCTAGACATCGAAGCGGCCAAAAAGTCCCTTGTCATCGAAGCCGCTAATCTCGAGCGGGAGATCAGCAACTACCGCCTCGAAAATGAGAAAAAGATCGCCGAGATACGCAAGCGTGCCGGCGACTACGAGCAGAAAGTAGCTGACTACCGGCGTCAGCTCGCGGGGCAGACTTCCGTTGAAGGTCAAACCGGACTTACACAAGGCAACACTGGCACCAGCAGCAGCGGTCCTCACTTCCACGTCGCAGGAGCAGCGAAACGAGGCCGAAGCCCGGGCCCTGTTCGATCCGCAAATCCGGAGTCAGCTCATAACCACTGACAGACCCGGTCCACCGCGTCCAGGTGGGCGCACCCACGCGGGCTTTGATCTCGCAGGACCGGCAGGCACACCACTCAACCTGGCAAGCGGATACTCCCTGTCGAACTTCACCCGCGACCCGAACGGTCTAGGGGGCAACTACGCCACAATCACCGGCCCCAACAGCAAGACCTACAAGGTCATGCACCTTCAGGACCCGGGTGCTGGATACAAAGGTCCCGGCTCCGCCACTGCAGCACCGAAGGCTCCGTCCTTTGAGGACATCGGCGCCCCTGCCGTGGAGAAATACGCAGCAGCCGTCCAAGCTCTGTCGGGCGCGATGGAACGTCTTCGGGCTCTACAAGCTGCGCTAACTGAAGCGAAAACCAAAGCTGCATTCGACGAAATCGCAAAGGCAGCGTTCCCACGAGAAAATGTCGAGCAGTATAAAGATTCTCTCTTAGAAGCACGCCTAAATTTCGAGGCTCTAGCCAACAGCCAGGGTGTATTAGACCCAGAAAAGACAGCGGCGGAAGTTCGATACCGCAAAGAGCTCTTAGTTATGGAGCGCGAGAGAGCGCAAATCATGAATAGAGCCGCGCAGACAGAAGGAGTAAAAAGGGACGAGCTCATTCGTTTAGAGGAAGAGCTCAACAAAAGGATTGAACAGCGCAAACGTGATCTTACTGAGGTGCGCAATCTACAGGTGCAGATCAACGCAATACAAAAAGGTGCAGACCTAGTGAGTCGCTGGCAGAATGAGATCCAGCAAATCGAAGATAACAACCAGGCACTTCGTCTTCGCGCTCGCCTAATAGCCGAAGGCGTCTCAGCTAAAGTTATAGAAAAAGAACTCGCTAAACTCCAGATTCAACAAGACCTAGAAAAGGTCACACTCTCTCTTAACGATGCGCTAACTCGTCAATCGGACATTCGTGACAGGCTAGCCAAACAACTAGCCGCAGCAGCACCCAAGGACAAAGCAGATCTGCAGAAACAGCTTGACGAAGCGAACGCAGAGATTAGTCGACTACAAGAGTTAATCCGTCAACTTCGCGAAAAATACGAGAAGCGCGCGCAGGAAGAAGATAACAAGCCGCCCGAACCCCGCCAGGAAGAGAACATTCAAGATGTAGTTGATCAATGGAAAGAGGACATAAAAGACATGCGAGCCGAGCTTGCAGATTTCGCTCGTACTGTTCAGTCTGAACTGGCTAATGCCATGGCGAACTCGGTGTTCGCCATTCTAGATGGGACCGGAAGCATCCAAGACGCGTTTGCGAATATGTTCCGCTCGATCTATCAGAGCTGGGTCAAGATGCTGACTGACATGATCGCCAAATGGATGCTAGTAAAACTTATCGGCTTATTCTTACCTGCGACTGCTGCCTCTCCTCCCGCAGCTACAGCAGCACCAACGTTTGCAGCGACTGGAGCAACTTTTGCTAACGGCATTGCTGAGTTTGCACGCGGTGGGACATTTACAAATAGCGTGGCTCACAAACCCACTATCTTCGCTTTCCGGAACGGAGGTTCAATGCAAGCGGGTGTAATGGGGGAAGCCGGACCAGAGGCGATTATGCCTCTCAGACGTGGAGCAGGTGGCCGTCTAGGCGTAGACGCAAGTGGGGCAGCAGACAACGTTCAAGTGATAGTGAATGTAGATGCCAAAGGATCTAAAGTACAGGGTGACGATCAACAAGGAAACCAGCTCGGGCGTGTCATAGCTGCTGCTGTACAGCAAGAGCTGATCAAGCAGAAACGTCCTGGAGGGTTACTCTCATAATGGCTACATTTCCAAATTATCAGCCGACGTATTCGGTGACAAAACAGTCAGACCCCCGAATCAGGATCATGCGATTCGGGGATGGCTACCAACAACGCATGACGTTCGGCTTAAATCAGAATCCCAAAGAATGGCGGCTTAACTTCATTCTGCGCAATGCCGACGCAGATGTTGTAGAAGCCTTCTTAGACGCAAGAGCAGCTGACGCGGAAAGCTTCCAGTGGACACCACCAGAAAGCACTAACTCCTACAACTGGATCTGCCCATCCTGGAACCGCGACTAATTTCAGTCCTACACACAGTCAGCTAGACCTGACGTTCCAGCAGGTATTTGAACCATGACTATACCTTCTGCTGACCTTCAAACAGTTGCACCGGGAGCGGTATATCGAGCTGTTCGCGCTAGAGCTAAACATAAGACAACATGGCATCTTAGACACCTATCGTTTTCATGCAGGCAGCAATCTAAACGCAAACGGTGAGTTAGTCTGGGCAGGCAATAGCTATTTGCGATTTCCGGTCGAAGCGGAGGGTTTTGAGTACTCCGGCAATGGCCAGTTACCACGCCCAAAGATACGCATTTCTAACATTCTGAGCACGATTACAGCTCTTCTATTAACGCTGCCTGATGGACTAGAGGGTGCCAAGGTAACTCGTATCCGCACGCTGGCGCGATATCTCGATGCCGTGAACTTCCCTGGAGGCGTGAATCCCTACGGCACCCCAGACCCTACGGCCGAGTTTCCTCGTGAGATCTACTACATCGACCGGAAGACGATCGAGAACCGAGACGTTGTGGAGTTCGAAATGTGTGCAGCGTTCGATCTCGCGGGGGTCAGAGCACCGAAACGCCAGTGCATCGCCAACATCTGCCAGTGGGAGTACCGCTCGGCTGAGTGCGGCTACGCATCAGATGTCTACTACACGGCGGACGACAAACTGATCCGCACGGGCAGCGGAGCACCATCAGCAGGCACTGGCTTCAACGGTGATTACTACTACGACACCACAAACAACCTCTACTACGGACCCAAGACCGCAGGCGCATGGGGCACGGGTGTCAGCAAGAGCGGCGTCTTGGCTGTTGATGTCTGCGGCAAGCGGCTCAGCAGCTGCAAGCTGAGGCTGGGCGATTTGATCAAGACCGGAACCGTAACGGCTGGCAGCACCACGATGACAGTGAGCAACACCAGCGGCATTGTCGCGGGCTTCCCGATCAGAGGACCGGGCGTGCCAAACAACACCACAGTGTCAGCCGTTTCAAGTAACACCACGATCACGATGAGTGCGGCCGCGACAACGACCACATCGGTGACAGTAACGGGCACCGCATCCGCTACAGCTTCCACGATGACGGTCACCAGCGCCACCGGGCTCTCGGTTGGCATGACTGTGAGCGGGCTCTACATGCCTGCAGATACCGCTATCGAATCGATTTCAGGTACAACGATGACACTCAATCAGCGCCCTTACTCGATCACGCGAAATGCGGAGGTGGCCAACGCTTCGTATGAGCTGCAGCTGAGCAGTGTTAGCGGGCTTTCGGTTGGCATGAGAGTACGCGGCGCGAATGGCATCAACACCACCATCGCAACGGTCAACGCGACCACCAACCGCATCACGCTGACTAGCACGACCGGGCTGACCTACAGCGCATTGGCTCAACCGGACACCGTGACGTTGTACTTCATGCCTGCATCACCGGGCTCGTCGTCCTACACCTTCACCGTTGCCAACCCGAACTACTCGTTTCGCGGTAGTGGTTCACTGCTGCCCTTTGGTTCCTTCCCAGGCGTTGGGACGTATTACCAATGATCTGGCGTGATGCTGCTCTAGAACACGCAAAGGTGGAAGATCCACGCGAAGCCTGCGGCTTGGTGGTGGTCGTCAAGGGGCGTGAGCGTTACTGGCCCTGCCGCAACCTCTGCACCGGCACTGATCAGTTCATCCTCGATCCTGATGACTACGCAGCAGCTGAGGATGCTGGCGAGATCGCGGCAGTGGTTCACAGCCATCCGGTCACACCGCCAGAGCCCAGCCAGGCCGATCTCGTGGCTATTGAGCGAGGGGACCTGCCGTGGTGGATCGTGAACCCCAAGAC